GGCCTTGCTCAAACGCTCGGTTGCGGCAACCACCTTCTCGGAAAGTTTTTCCACCTTCCGGCTAATGCGATCAATTTCACTCATGATTCATCAAGCTCCGTTACGTTAAGACCAGGCTCGGGCTCCCCGGCAAACTCAGCCACAGTTTTCGCCACTTCGGCCTCGGTTGTTTCCTGCACACTCATTCCCGGCGGCGCCGTCCCATGCTTGGCCGCCATAAGATCAGCCATTTCCTGGACGGCCTGTTTGTGCTGGACATGCTCGGGATCGAAATAAGCCTCCCGAAAGCCCTCTTTCTCAAAGGCCTCGCCCAACAGCCGCTCGACTTCCTCCGGATCCAGGTCGCCGAAGACATTCTCGGGCGTCTCATCCTCGGGAAGCGCATCCCAATCCGGCATCTGTTCCAGTTCAGCCACCGGCGGGGCTTCGTCCTGCCAGTAGAAGGCGCGGGAGGCCAACTCAACGGCCAACTCATGACTTGAGTGGTCGCTGTTAAGATAGGCATCCATGGCCTCGGGGTGCCCCCGCATGAGGGCCAGCCACTCCTTGGCCTCTTGCTTCGTCCAGTAAAGCTCACGGCGGGCCATGCTACTTCCCCTTGGGTATAGGGGGAGACCAGGTTGCCGTGCTGCTGTGACCCTCGACCTCGGGGCCGGTAGGCTTGATACTGTGCTTCATGCGGTCGCTGTCGGCGGTCGTCACAACCTCCCCGGTGTTTATCGGTGTTTTCACCGGGGAATACTCTCCGACCTCAATCCGGCCGGGCACGTCTTTCTTTCTGGGATCAGCCATTGCAATTCTCCTTTGTCATAATGGCGGTTGGTAAATAGGTTCACTCTCCAATAGCTACAGCCTGTCTGCCCCGATACGCCTTGCGGCGGGCAAAGGGGTGCATATGGTCATAGTCCTGGTCGGCCACCTCCTGACGCCTGCGACGGGCATCCCGGCGCATTACAACGTCAGCCTCACCACCTCCCAGCATGGCGTATTGCAGGGCATCGTGAGGGTGTGAAAACTCATTCTTGTTCGGCTTCTCATGGAAGGTCTCACCCGAGCCCGAGGCCCGCACCTTCTTATAGTGATAGCCGCCCGTGAAGCCCTTGCGGACAGTCGCGCACTTCGGGCTCAGCAACAGGCCGGGATTGCCGTCAACAAGCCTATTCAGGGCATTGGCGACCGCCTCACGGCGCATGGTCATGTCGTTGGTCGGGGCAGGGTGGCAGGGGAGGCCGGTGTATTCCCGGAGAATGTCCAGCGCCGTGCGCTCGTCGGTCTGTGCCCGCTGTGTTCCCGCAGGGTCAGCCCATACCTCGGCCTTGTGCAACGGGTAATGCTGGGCGAGGTAGGCCACCAGCAGTTCGGCAAAGCGCACCGTGCCGGTGTTGTCCGTCACCAGTTCGTCAATAATCAGCCACTGCCCAAACACTGTCCGCTGGCAGAAGATAGCCGCCGGCGTCAGGCCGAAGTCCACGCCTATGGTCAAGCCAAGGCCGTCAACGGCCGGCATGGCTTCCTCGGCGGTATGAACGCGGTCCCGGAACTCAGGGAATACAGGCCGGCCCTCGACTATGAAGCCGTATTGCCCGTCCACATATACCTTCGTCCAGTCCGGGTCTTTGCCCGCGGCCACCCGGTCGTAATAGTCGTCAGGAAGGTTCTCGATATTCTCCGCATCCGGGCTGGTGCCGCCAGGCTGCTTGAAGAACTCCCAGCCCTCCGGCGTATCTTCCTCGGCCAGGTGATACCACCAGCTCTCAGTGTCCGGGGGATTCGTGTCCGTGATGATGCCGGACCAGGTAGCCCCACCGTCTCGCTTGGCCGGGAAGCGCCCCACACGGCCCGTCAGAGCGTCCAGGATGACCTTGGGAACCTCACGGCCCTCGTTTATCCATGCGCCCGTTAACTCAAGGCTGAGTAACTTCCTCACGTCCTCGTCACGGTCCAGGGCCATGAACAGAACCTCACAGTCCAGGTCGCCCGACTGGATATGGTGGACTATAGGGCTGTCCTGGGAGAACCGCCCGACACCCAGCGGCGCCCACTGTTCCCAGGTCTTGATCGTGGTGGCTTTCAGTTCCGGATATGTGTTGCGGATAACAGCCCACCGGGAGCGGCGAGTCCCGTCAGGTCCAGCCGCCTGCATTTGAGCGCGACGAAGGATTTCCATGACACAACCCGTGGATTTCCCGCTCCCGATAGGTCCTTTAATGCCCCGCACAAAGGCCCCGCTCTCATGGAAAGCCTTGAGAGTAGGCCCGGCGGGGGCATAGCGTATCTCCTGGAGGCCGGTCACTTGGACAGGCCCTCGATAATGACGTGATACTGGCCCAGCACCCTGTGGTCCTTACGGTCCACCATAAGGCCACCCAGCTTCGCCAGCATTTCAGAGGCCCGCACCGCGGCCGTGGCGTTCTTGGTGGAAATAGCAAAGGCGCGATCCTGCTCGAACTGCTCGGCCAGGCGCTCAAGGGTGATTCCCTTCTTCTGAGCCAATTCAGCCCGCTTGCCCTCTATATATGCAGAGACGTTAGGAAGGCGCAGGAGACGGAAGCCTGTGCTTTTGGCGCCCTTCTCGGAGTATCCAGCACTACAGGCCGACGCCGATGCGTTCCCGGAAATGAGATACTCGTCGGCGAACTTCTTCTGACGCGGTTTTAGGGGCTTTTCCGTCATGGTGGTTGCCTTGCGCGTTGCCTAAGAATGCCAACACCACCATGTTGGAATGATTAACTAACTAAAATATAACAAAATTATAACAAAAGGGCAACTGATTGTATATCAGAAGGTAGCTGATTGTCGCGCCAGCGCGGAGATAAGAACCAAGGGGCAAATTTGCACCTTGAAACTCATCGCTCCGGCGATCTCCACCCTGCCGCCGCCATCTGAACGAAAGCCAGCGGGCAACCGTTGCGGCGGAAGTGGCGAATATGCGCCAGGGGGCCAGAACTGATCCTGACCCTAGTGAAACTTTCGCTAGGGTCATTCGCTCCCTCGCCGCCTCTTTTTCTATCGGCTCCATCGCCCTCCGTTTGGAACCTAATGCAAATTTGCCCGAAGTAAGCACCTCTGCCGCCGCTGAACTCCTGAATGTATCTGAGCGCAGCGTTATAAGGGCCCGCAAGGTGAAGGAAAACGGCACAACAGAACTGTTGGAAGCCGTTAAGGGCGGTGAGATAGCCGTATCCGATGCCGCCGGTATCGTTAATGAAGATGAGGATACGCACGCGCGAGGGAGTGAATGTTTCCTCTCTCACCGCCACCCTCACACATGGCAGGCTGTTACAACCCTTCACGCCTGAAACCCTCGCCGCCTCAATACGATACGGGCTGGGCCAGGCTGTGCCTGTGGCTTTTTCTCTGTTTTTAGGCTGTCTTATTTTTTCTAAATAACCCTCACTTTTTGATCTTTTTTCGCCCTGTCGGGACACCCGGACACCGGACACCCCTATAGGGGGGTGTCCGTGTCTGTCCGGTCTGTATGTCCGGCGGACACGGAAGAACAATGTCCGGCGTTGTCCGTTAGTGTCCGGTAAGTGGTAAGCCTTACTCATCGCCGCTTATGGCCCATACAAGGCCGTCCCGGTATGCGGCCTTACCCATGTCATAGAGTCCGTCCAACGCCCTTTTGAAGGCTTTTTGCTTTGCTTCCGGGGTGCCGTCTTTTTTGGCATAAAATTCCTGCCGCCATACCTCAATTTCGGCACATTTCGCGTTAGGGGGGAACCCTGTGCGGTTGTTAATGGTGCGGCCGCTGCTTATTAGAACATTGTGGAGGGCTTCCATGGCCCTGGCTTTGTCGCCGGTGATTCGTCTTTCTTTCTTTGCCGGCACTGTATCGCTGGGAACCACTGCGCAGGACGTGATGGTGTCGCCGTCCTCGTCGGTGCCGACCTCGATCACCTCTAAATTAAACCCGAAGCTCCACCCGTCCTCGTCGTCTTTGGAAGCCTCGAGGGTGGCGACATTTCCAGTCTGTCTTTTTTCAACCAGCACCAGGGCGTCCACGGCGCCAAACAACGAACTATGGCCCCGCGGTGTATTTCTGTCACCCTTGGGCTTGTGGTGAACGATTAGAACGTGTGCGCCGGTTTCCTCTCGGGTCTTGTCGCAGTTTGCGATATAGGCGCCCATATCATCGGGGCTGTTCTCGTTACCGCCGG